TCTATTGCAACTTGACGAGAAGCTCTTGCCATAGCCAACTGTTGTTCTTCAGTTGTCTGCATAATTGCAAGAGATTGGTTAAGTTTATCTTCAAACTCTATGAATTGTCTTGTAGCTTGAGCTAATGCTTTTACAAGAACTGTACCAACTGCAACTGCACCTATCTTGGCAACAGTTCCAAACTTACTTAACTTGCCACCTGACTCGTCAGTTTTCTTACCCAAAGTATTCATTTGGGCTTTAGCTTTATTAAAACCTTCTAATACAAGTTTGATAAGAATATTGGAACTACCCATTATCTCATCTTCTTCTTCTTAGCTTCTGCTTCTGCCATAGCTCGTTGTTTATCCTTCTCTTGTTGTTCTACATAATAAAATGTAGCCCATTGTGAATACTCTAATGATGACATTTTAGTTCGCAGTTCGCCAACTGTCATTCTTAATTCACGAGCTAATCTGAATTGAAAAACTAAATCAGGATTCGCTTTTGAAATCTTCAGCTAGAGCTGATTCAATCTCGCTTCCTACTCCGTTAAGAGTATTAAGTTCTGCAAATATTAAATCAATAACAGTTGCGTCTTTTTCATACAACTCATCTATTGATTCATCTGATAGTTCAGGCTCAACAACACTTGCTTTTAACAATGCTTTTTGATAATCAAAAGCGTCTGTTGTATCTCCATTAATTAATCTACCAAGTTCTATTTGCATTTTTTTAGATATGCCTTTGACTTTTATAGAGACATTCCATTGTGGAATATCAATAGTTTTAGTCGGCACATCAGGTAATGACTTGATGTCATCTAAGTTTAAAATTTTAGTCATACGTCTGACTCTCCTATCTTACTTAGTGTGTACCACGAGTAACTGCACCTGAAACTTGAAGGTCTGCTGAGTAGCCAACTGCGTCTCCGACAGGACTAGAAATACTGTAAGAAGTTAATATTGCTTCTCCTGTATATTTAATCTTGCCACTTGCAGTTCCTTCAGGGCTATATTCATAAGATAAAGTTGCTGATTGCCCAACAACTGCACCAAATATAGCGTCAGCAGTAGCGTCCCATAGACCCGATAAAGAAATCGATGAGTCCTTCAAACCTGCTATATAGGTCTTAGAATTTCCTGCACTTCCTAGAGTCGTAGTCTCACTAACATCTGCTGATTCAGGGAAGTCTACATTATTTACAAATGATGAAATATCAGTTAATGAGCCTGAAGCGTTATCAAGTTTAAAAACTGAATCCTTACCGTGTGTAAATGCCATAAATTTCTCCTTTAATTTTTTCTACCAAATCCAACTATAACATTGAAACTTGGGTTTGTTCCACTAACAGTATAAACAACTTTTAAGTATCTATTTACTGTTGTTCCAAGTGCAACTTCTTTAACTTCTGCACCTGCTGAAGTTAAAGCAGTAAAAGTAACCAAGTCTGCATAACTTACATTATCTGCTGAGTGTGTAATCTTAGCAGTTAATGTAGGAGTGCTAGTTCCTGATACTGATGTTGCAACTATAAAAGCACCACCACCATTGGCAGTAGAGCTTCCATTATCTCTAGCAGTTCCGTTACCTGAAGCCGTTACTGTTGCATTTTCAAGAACACTACCACTAAAAAATCCACTAGCTTGTAAGTCAAAGGTTACTGCAACAACATCTCCAACAGGACTTGAAATCCCATAATTAGTTGTTACGCCTTTACCAAACATACAATCGTCTGTTGCGTCTATTCCGTCAAAACCAATAACTGCGACTTTGTCATTAGTTCCAACTAAACCTTGAATAATATTATCTGCCGTAGGGTCAAAAAATCCCCCAAAAGAAACTGTTGCGTCAGAACTTCCTGCAATATAAGTTTTTGCATTACCTGTTGTTCCAAAAGTTGTAGTCTCTCCTACATCAGCAGTTCTTGAAGGCTCTGCACTATTAAGAAAAGCACTCAAGTCTGTTGAGTCTATAATTACTTTGGTGTCTTTACCGTGAATAAACGCCATTATCTACCACCTGTGCAACAACCGTTACCACAACAATCCATTATTTTTTACCTCTATTGTTTCTTCTTCTTCTTCTTCTACCTGATGACCTTGAGCCACCATATCCATATCCTTTTGGCATATCACTCCTTATAATACACTTATCTTTTCATTTTCCAACTCAATGCTATTTGCTTTTGAGCTTTTTTAGTGAGTTTTTTTCTCGCTTTTCTAGTATTCTTTTCTGCTAAAAGCAAGAATGGAACTAAGGGAGTTCCTCTCTCGTTGATTGATTGTACCACACCCCAAGTATTCAAACCTTTACTTGTTGCCCAATCTTCTATCGGTTGTATTGGTGGGAAGTGTGGTTTAGTTCGCCAATTTGGATTACCCCAATTTTTTCTTCTCTTAGGTGGTGGTGGTTTATATCCACTAGGTAATCTTTTGAATTTACCGTGTACAAATTCTGAGTGTGGTGCAGTAGCTTCAATCTGAATCTTCTTAGGTAATCTTCCAACCATAGCAACTTGTTTGAAGTCAATAGAGTTTGCTAATGTTCCTGTGTCGTTTGGTGCTACCTTCTTTGCATTCTTTGTAATTACTTCTGCGTGTTCATTCATTAGATGACGCAAAGGAATTAAAGTAAAATTACCATTCTGTAGTTTTCTTTTTAATGGTGTAAATCCTTCAAAGCTGAAATTTCTGTTAGTTGCCATAAAGACATACTAACAATTATTTATAAAACTCCATACTCTTTATATTTTTCTAAGTTCTTTTTAATTTTAAAAGGTATATATTTTTTCAAACCTAATGAAGCATACTCCCATTTACCTAAGTATCTCCAAGTTCTGTCAGGATATACAACAACAAAATTTCTAACATAACTACCCTGCATATCTAAAGCAAATAGTTGAATTTGTCCTTTGTTTGTAGCTTCAAAACCATAATTTTTTATATAATCATCATCGTGTTTTTCGTGAGATAGTTGGTCTGTATCTGAAATATAACTAGCTATTCTATTTGGAAAATATGTCCAACCTTTTTCGTTATCCCAAACATCTACAAAGTCGTAATTATCCAATGGAACAGGAAGTCCATTAATTTTATGTGCAGAATTGTATTCCATTTTTTCTACTATGCAAGAGCTAGGTGCAAATCTAATTGTATTTTTATTATCTTTACCACCTGCATTAAATTGAATATGTACAGTATCTGCATTCCAAGAATTAATAAAAGGAATAGATTGTATGGAAGTATTCATAAAATCTAGCCATTTATCACGGTTAAAGCTACCGTCAGGATTGTTAAAGTTTGGCATTAGAACTTCTCCAAACAATCTTGGCAAACTTCTATTTGTAAGTCATTATTAGCACAATAATCAACCATTCTTTGAATTGAAGAATCTGATATTGATAGATATTCTGTTGCATTTGCTTCACAAAAAGTTAATTCTTTATAATAAGCATATCCTAAAGTATTAGGCATTTTAACAAATTCTTGTTTTTGATTTAAGTGAATTATGTTTATTCCGTTTCCATTTTCATCAACAGTATCAAGTTCTCTTGTTATACACTCAACACCATTGTTTTTTGCGATTTCTAAATTTTTCATTGTTTCATTCATACTTAATTACATCATAATCTACGATTATATGCAAGTATTTAATAAGAAATATTTATAAAAAAGGTCAATGTTTATAGGGTTTTAAAAAAAATTTAAAAAAATTATAGAATTGTGCCACTTAAAGTGAGCTTTTTGTGTGCTTTAAGTAGTGTTTTAACATCAGGGTCTAGCTTGGAGAATAACTCGCTAACTCCTGTATTGACATCTCCATAAGTATTAAATGGAGTATCTTTTCTTTTGAAATATCTTAGGGCTTGTATCAATGTTGCAGTTTTAATATCTTCAGGAACTATTGAATAACCCCACTTGGCAGTTATCTGAACATTGTTTTTTATTGTTGGGTCGAATCTCTCTGAGCTTCTTGTATCAAGAATTGTAATCTTGTTGTAAGGCTCAAGGTAAGTTGTGCCACCTGTAATTTTTAATATTCTAGGATTGCTTGGCTCAACTATAAAATCTGTATTGATTGTTAAAGTAGTTTCATAAGCACCGTCATCATTGTCATCTAATTTAACAATGAGACCTGTGGTTGTACTTATATCAGGCACATCAAGATAGACACTCGACTTTGGTGTAAATACTTTTGCATTGGCAGAACTATCTTGGTTAAATCTTCTACCTGTTATTGCGTCAATTAATCTACAAGCAGAATCAATAGCAGTATCAATGTTGTCATCTTGAGCTGACCCTGATAAACCAATGTATGCTTTAAAATCTGTTTTATCAACATACTGTGCCATTTAAAGACCTACTTTGATTTGTTTTCTTTAGGTGCTTTTGCTTTTGCTTCTACAAACTTAAGAGCTTTGTATTCTGCGTCAGGCATTTCCCAACCTGCTCTTGCAACAAGTTTTCCTTTACGCCAACCTTTTGGCATACCTTCAGCAGACTCTTTACAAAGTCCTTCGTCATTCATATAAATATCTTTTTTTAATTTCATCATTTCCTTTTTGCTAGATGTCCCACTCACATAATTGGAATGGGACATCAAAGCCATTATTAACTATTAAAAGTTAGTAATAGTACAGAAAGCAGTTGGTCGATAGACAGGGAATCCTAATCTAACGGTTGCCTTCATAACCATAATATCTTTTACGAAGTTTTCATCGTGGGAATCAGACATAGCGACTTCCATACCTTGTCTTGCGACAATATGACACGCTTGTCCTCCACCGAATACTCCAACAATCGGAGTTCCTGCAGGTCTAGTTGTGTCTAACACGACAGGGAGTCCCCATAGTGTTTGTCCAACTTGCCCACCGAACTGTCCTGCACCAACAAATAATGGATTCAAGCTACCACTTGTAGTAACTGCGTTAACTTCAGTAACAACTTGATACCAATCTGAAGGGTGCATAATTATTGCGTCAGGACTTAAGAAGCTATCTTTCTGAATTTCAGTAATTGCTTCATAAACTTGTCCAACTCTCTTAAGGTTTCCTGAGAATGATGAGAAATCAAAAGTATTGATTCCTGATACATTCAAAAGACCTGTTAAGTTAGCACCTGAGCCACCTCCTGCAAGTAGTTGGTCTCCAACTGCAAGATTAACCATTGTTCGTAATCTTGAGTCAAGATAACCACTTACTGCTGAGACATCAGCTAACAACTCATCGGTTACAGGTAAGAATGAGCCAATCTTACGAATGTTCTCTGTCTTTTCTGTGAAAGCAAGTGCGTTTTCGCCCAATGCCCCACCTTCTGCTGTTGCAGAAGAGTTGTTTGTGAATGTGGATTCTTCTAGATATTTATATTGATAATTATCTGTTGTAATAGTATCAATCAAATCGATTACTGTCTGAGGGTTTCTCAAAGCAGTAGGTACGATTAAGTCTGACCTAGTTACGGCAGGTGGATAACCTGATTCTGTCAAAGTAGTTTTTAGTTCTACTTTTGGATTCCACTTTAGTTCTGAATTAATGTTCTTTTGCCCATTATTCATAAAACTTGTGTAGGCATTAGAGTCAATAAGTTGTTCGCCAAGAGTTTTTCTCTCTATGACTTCCTTCTCATTGTGAATAGGCATTGATTTTACTTCTTTACCTTTTTCTAATGCTTCTTCAAGTCTTGCTTCTTGAGTTTCTAGAGCATTTAATTCATTAACTTTTTCATTAAGTTTTTCAATATCGGCATTTCTATCTTCGATAGCTTGTTTTTTCTCAACAGATATTTCAGACCCTTCTTCAAAAGTGTCTTTCATTTCTTTGATTGCACCGAATTGCTTTTCTCTTAATGCGTGGAGTTCCTGTGTGAGTTCTGTTAATTTACTCAACTTTATCTCCTTCATTAATTATGCCTTGACTTCTTGCCAAGACTTCTTGTGTGTTTAGCCAAAGTGAGTCAATATTATCTTTAGGTTGCTCAGCTTCTTCTTTTCCTAGTCCAAGAATGTTGTCTAAATCGTTATAGACTTCTTGGATTCGGTCTTGAATCTGCATAAGGGATTCTTGAGCAGACTTTGACAATGTTTTGCCTTTATCTAAGCGTAAAGAAGTAAGTTCTTTTGCTCTATCAATAAAACTGTTAATTGTGATAAGCACATTATCAGCTTCATCTGTGAATCTAAGACCTGATTCAACATCTTTAACATCTTTTTCTTTTTGTTCTTTTACTGCAACAGTATAAGTTGATTGGTTTGCACCAACAAGAACAGGAGAGACTTCAAATACAGTAGCAGATTTTATATACCTGACATCTTCTGATTGTCCGTCCTTTTGAAAAGTTCCTTGTTCTGCGTCATCAACTTGAAATCCAAATGACCATTGTTGTAAATCTCCCATAGCTTTGACAATTTCATAGGCTTCTTTGCCACTCTCAGACGACATAATAAACTCGCCTTTGAATGTTGCCTTGTCATTGTCTTGAACTATGCGTCCTTTACCAATAGGATTCTCCCATTTGTGAGACCATACCATTGGTACTTCGCCTTCTAAACCTTTAAATGATTTTAGTGAGTTTGGTAAAACTACATCTCCGTCAGAATCTACATTATTAAATACAGAGAAA